CTCTTTTTTTTTGCTTATCTTTGTAAAAAAGAAAGCGATGATAAATTCTGTTAGAAATACAGTTCTTGCTATCCTAAATAAGAATAATTACGGATACATTTCGCCATCAGATTTTAATCTATTTGCAAAACAAGCACAATTAGATATTTTTGATGAATATTTTATTTCATATAATAATTACATAAATAAAGAGAACGGAAGAGTATCTGGAACTGGATACGCTGATATGACAAAAAACATTGAAGAGGTTATAGATGTATTTTCAGTAACAGCCAGTTTAACACAAATTTTACAAAACGAATATAGTGTACCTACGGAAGCTACAACAGGTTCAGATTATTATCTTTTAAATAAAATATTAATATATAGTTTGGTTACCTCTTCAGGAACTACTACAAGCACAGGAGGAGGAAATACTGAATTAATTGATTCTACTGCAACTTTTCAAACAGATGGCGTAGCAACAGGAGATATTGTTTCAGTGGTGCTTTCTAGCTCTGTAGTTACCAATTTAAAAGTTGTTTCAGTAACTAATGAAACTACATTAGTTGTAAATGTTGCCTCTTTAACCACAGCAAACATACCTTATGCTATTTATAAAAAAATAAATTTAAAAAATGAAGCGGAGCAAGTGAATCATTCTAAAATAACTATGCTAACTAAATCTATGCTTACAGCTCCAAATATTACTTATCCTGCGTATACTCAGGAAGGAAATACATTGACTTTATATCCTGATACTATCAATACCATAGGAAGGGTTGTTACACAATATATAAGGTATCCTAAAGACCCTAAGTGGACTTATATTTCATTAACAGGTGGTGAACCTGTATTTGACCAATCACAGTCTGATTATCAAGATTTTGAATTACCTCCAGATGATGTAAATAATTTAGTTGCTAGAATTTTACAATATGCTGGAATGTCTATCAGAGAGCTGGCTACTGTACAATTTGGACAATCAATAGAACAATTAGAAAACCAAGAACAATAAGATGGCGTATATAAATCAAAGAAAATATTATACTAATGATGGAACAAACCCTACAAATGCAAACTGGGGTTCATATCAGTATGTAAGCTTAGAAGATATAGTAAATAATTTTGAACTTATGTATGCTGGAAACCATTCATTGGTTAATAATGAATCAAGATATAAGATTTTGTTCCATGCAAAAAGAGGGATTCAAGAATTAAACTACGATGCTTTTAATAATATAAAAGCATTAGAGCTTACTGTATATGATGACTTAAAGTTTATATTGCCACCAGACTTTGTTAATTGGGTTAGATTATCAATGTATAAAGATGGATGGATTAGACCACTAACAGAAAACATACAAGTAAATTCAGCTACATCATATCAGCAAACTACAAGCACACCAGATTTAAATGGTAATGATGTTATAATTCAACAATCTACATTAGATACAGAAAGATTGAATGGTCAACAAAACAGTATTTATTTAAATAAAAATAATGCAGATGACCAAATACCTTTAGATACACAATATAACTGGTATGCTGATTATACCATAGGCGCAAGATATGGTCTTAATACTGAAACAGGAAATATAAACCCTACATTCAGAATAGACAAAACAGCTGGAGTAATAAATTTTGATTCTACGATGGCTAATCAAGATTGTATTTTAGAATATGTTTCTGATGGTATGGAAAATGGAGATGATTCCAAAATAAAACTTAACAAGCTTTTTGAAGACTTTATATACGCATATATAGAATATGCTATTTTAAATAGTAAGTTTAACGTACAAGAATACATTATTAATAGAGCTAGAAAACGCAAGCAAGCTTTATTAAGAAACGCAAAAATTAGACTAAGCAATATTCATCCTGGTAGATTACTTATGAATCTTAGAGGAGAGAATAAGTGGATTAAGTAATGGCAAATATTCAAAGAAATTTTATAAGAGGGCGAATGAATAAAGGTCTTGACGAAAGACTTGTCCCTAATGGAGAATATATAGATGCCCTTAATGTAAGACTAGGTTCAACAGAAGAATCGGAATATGGAGCAGTTGAAAACTCTAAAGGTAATACGATTCTTACTACATTAATGTTTGACTCTATAGAGCTTAGTAATAATGCTAGATGTATTGGAGCTTTTGAAGATGGCGCTAATGAAACTATTTATTGGTTTGTACATGACCCTTCATTTACTTCTAGTCCTACTGCAAAATTAGATTTAATTGTTTCTTACAATACCAATACAGCCAATACTACTTATAATGTAATTAGCGCAAATGATGGCACTAATTTAAATACTACTTTAAATTTTAGCCCTTACAATTTAATAACTGGTGTATCTATGGTGGATAACCTATTGTTTTTTACAGACAATTATAATCCCCCTAGATATATTAATATAAATAGAAGTTATAGTTTACCTGGAACATCTCCATCATATTTTGATGGTTTTAGCGGTGAAGCATTAATGGTAATTAAAAAACCACCCATTGAAGCTCCTACAATACAAACTTTAAATTTAATAGGACAAGAAGATGATTTTTTAGAAGAAAGGTTTATTTCTTTTGCATATCGATATAAATATGCTGACAATCAATATTCTGCAACATCTCAATTTAGTGAAGAAGCTTTTACTCCTTCATCTTTTAACTTTAGTTACAATAGCTATTTAAATGAAGGAATGAAAAACACTAAAAATGCCGCTATAATAACTTTTAATAGCGGTAGTTCTTTAGTTAAAGGAGTTGAGCTTTTGTTTAAAGAATCCACCACAAATAATATTAAAGTTATTGAGTTGTTAGATAAAAATACTTTAGGGTATTCTGATAATACTGATTATACATATACTTTTGATAACAGCAAAATATTTACACTTTTACCAGACTCAGAAATATTAAGACTTTATGACAATGTTCCTAAAGTTGCTAAAGCCCAAACTATTATGGGTAACAGGTTGGTTTATGGAAACTACAAAGAAGGATATAATTTAAAAGACAAGTTTAATCAAAATATTAGATTAGAATTTTTTGCTAGTTTAAATAGTAAGGTAATAGCGACAGATGAATTATTTAATTCAACAGGAGCTGGATATTATACAATAGGTCCAACTACTTCTAACATTAATGATTCTATTGTTTATATAGATTTATCTACTCCAGCAGGAACAACATTAGAACTTACTGCTGGGTCAAGTATAACTTTAGATTTTACAATTACCCATACTCAGTTTACAGGGACAACACCAACTGCTCAAACGACAAACACTGATATTATATTTGATTATACGTTACCAACGTATTTTCCTAATGTATATTCTTTAGCTACAAGCACAGATTTTATTGAAAAAATAGGAACAGTTTCAAATATACAAACTGTCACAAACGCTTGTAATGGCTCTACTTTAACAGACCAAGTAAATTGTGCTTTACCACAAACTTTAGGCACTTATACAAAAACAGCTAGTGGTATAACAAATACAGGAGAGCCTATTGCTATTATAGCTTCTCCTGCTAGTAACACTATTGGGTTGCAAATTATAGCAATGAATTATGTTGATGGAGCAAACAACGCATATGAGTTTTATGAAATTGTAAGCGCTTCAGCTAATTTTAGAAACACCGATACAGTAAGAAGTCTTCATAGTAATAGGGGTTATGAAGTTGGTATAGTTTATATGGATGAATTTAATCGTTCTTCAACAGCTCTTGTAAGCCCTAATAACACAATACAAATTCCTTGTTCTAATTCTATAAATAAAAATGAATTAGAAGTAACAATACCTGTACAACAACTTGCTCCAAAATGGGCTACTAGGTATAAGTTTGTTTTGAAACCAACTGAAACTACATACGAAACTATTTATTCAAGCATATATTTTCAAGACCCTGGAAGTAATGCTACTTATTTTTTATTAGAAGGAGAAAACGCAAATAAGGTTGAAGAAGGAGATAGGTATTTTGTAAAATCAGACAGCAACGGACCTTTATTAAGATGTGTAGAAGCTACAGTTTTAGAAAAAGAAGCTAAACAAGCAGATTTTTTAACTGATTCTCAAGGAGCTTCTATTACGTCACCTGCTGGAACATATATGAAAATTAATCCAAATAATTTTTCTACTGTTCGTGGTGATAATGATATTATAACACCTGGTTCAGACACAGCAATTCAAAATAGCGCAAATGATTTTCCTATACTTTCATACCCTATGAATTTAGCTGACCCAGCAAATCCTGGTCAGTTTTTAGATTATGATGTTCCTGCTGGCAGTAGAATTGTAATATCTATAAGACAAGAAAGATTAGGTGTCGGTAAAGGTAATGCAAAGTGTGAAAGAAGAATAAGCCAATTAGATGTTGAATTAATTTCGTCTACTACATATTCAAATATGCAAAATTGGTGGAACGGAGATAATGTTGAAGCTGTATTAAACGATGCTGTTACGGAAGTTGGCGGAAATACAGGAAGTATATTAAACGTATATGAATCCGCTACAGCTACTTCTAAAACTGATATATCAACTGCTGAAAGCACAAATTATTATAAATTTTATAGAGAACAAAATCCTGCTGGAGGAGATGGAGAGCTATCATTACTTATTACAGGAACAGTGAGATGTAGTGGCGCTTTATCAAGAGCTAAACGAAGGTCAACTGTTACAGCCGACATACAAATCTATAGAGCAGATTCTATTTTAGTATTTGAAACTCGACCCACAGATGCTTTAGAAAACATTTGGTATGAAAACCATTTATCTTTTCCTATTACATCTGACGGAATGCATACAGGTAATGTTCAAAGTCAAACTTCAAGTTTACCAGCAATCATTGATACAGAATTTTCTGATTGTTTTGCATTTGGTAATGGTGTTGAAAGTTATAAAATATTAGATTCTATTATTGGTAAAACAAAAAATATTGGAGAGCGAGTTACATCCACTTCTAATATGGATTACAAAGAAGCACATCGTTTTGCTGATTTAACATATAGTGGTGTGTATAATGATGAAAGCAACGTAAACAAATTAAACGAGTTTAATCTGGGTCTTCTTAATTTTAAACCATTAGAAGATTCATATGGTCCT